GTCATACTCCCAGGCCTGCCCTGGAGTTCCTCCTTGTATAATAATAGCCATTGTTGGTGTTGGGGGTAATGGCGTAAAGCCATCATTATTAAGATATGAAAGATCATTGGTACCTGAAGGTCTGAATGTAACATAATGTTCTGTCCTATCAGCCGGTGCTGTTTGTGTCTCTCTATTTAAAAGTAAGTCATTAACTGTGACTGGAGTGATTCCTGTTTGAATACTATAATTATTGGGTTGTCGGTACTCTACTATTCTACCAGAGCGCGCGACTTCCGACCCCATATATCTAGTCTTGATCCCGCAACCAACTACTCTAAACTGAAATCCATCTGGTTTCCAGTTTGAAAATAAAAGGCTGCTGTCATTATATGTTGCATATAGGCCGGTAGTTCCACCCAATGAGGTGTAATCTGCAGAAGCATAGGTCGAATCGGTGTAGTATAGATGGAAGTTAGAACCTCCTGCAACCCCATAATACGGGTTGCATGCTACAAACCCAGTGCCAGCGGTGCCTATTTGGAGCACACCACGACTCTGAGCGCCGAATTTATACGAAGGTAACACTACTTGATCTGGAATGCAAGGTGGTTGTTCAATAGACCATGGATCCATCAATGCGTGAGCGTATAACATTGTGCATTCTGATAATGAACCCATAGTTTTCTTACTTTTTCCTGATTTAGTAGTATTAACTCCTTTCTTGAAGTTTTGTCTGCGATTTTTCCTTTTTAAATCACTGCCATTCATGGCTACAGAGATTTTATAGTCTCCATATCTTAATTTCTTCTCTTTTTCAGATAATCCTGAAAGTTTTGCTCCTTTGGAGCTTTTCCATTCTTGGAAATTCATTGCGGTTTGCATCTTGACGGGATGCGGTTGTCTCGAGTTGGTTAGGAATAAATTCCTTTCCAGCCATTCGGCAATGTTTCTTTCAGTATATCTAGCTCTGGAGTAGACTGCCAAAGCCCGGGCGGTCTATTCACGAGAAGAGGGTCTAGAATAACTGCGACGCTATACTTATTGTAGTAGTCACGCCAGAGAGCTGGGACATATTTATCAGCAGAAGGAATTCGCAGTCCTCCTGATAACGACATGTCCCCTATCTCCTGTTCAATGGCCAGTTGGTCCATTACAGTTATTCCGAACTTTTCCTCCATGAGTAATCTAGTACGGATATCTATTGGTACCTTGACGATTTTATCTAGATTATTCATGACTTCCTGTCTGAGTTGTTCCGAGTATGAATCTACGTAGTCAAATTTGTAGTCATAATCTTTCAATATATTAAGTGTTTTCTCAGCTAATACCGACAGAATTGGGCATCCGGGGTATTGGTACAGGAGGGAAAGAGCTTTTGCTTTTTGTAGCCCCATGAGAACGCTATGATTTGCATTCCAGTATCTTTGTCTCGTCCATCCATATTCTGCTATAACTTCAATGGGATTGGTGATGTTGTGACCAACATCAGGATGGAATATGAGACCACAAAAAGACGCTAGGTTGATGTCTCTATGTTCGATCAATTTCATTATAAAACC